TAATTTTGGTGAAAAAACTCTTTCAGTAAGGATTGACTATGACGCATCCGCCGCTTATACTAAAATATTTAATTCCTATGTATGGTCATTAAGACGCCTTATTATTGCTAACGGTCAGGTTTCTGTAGTTAATTAAGTGTTCCATTTTGTGGAATTATATAGAGATAAATTTACAATCTGGAACATTTAAAAATAAAATAAATATTATAAAATTAAAATATTTATTTTCTTTTGTAATGATATAATATAGAATGGCAAACAATATGAATTTCGTAGAAGTTGAGAAAATGGAAGTATTACCTTCTAATCAACCGTCTAATAATACATACAGTTTTAAACGTGGAAACCCTATAATTACTCTGGAAATTGCCCCTCAATCTAAATTTCTTAAACCATCTACTTTAAGGATTAACGGAAAATTAACAGTTCGTAATAGTGCTGGAACCGTTGCGAATAATAATAATGTTGTTTTCGGTCGTGCCAATGCTGGTGCCGAGATTGACGTCAGATTAAATTCACGTATCGGTATTAATTCAGTTTTTCAGAATGTTGTAGTTTCTTCTAACGCTACTAACCAGACTTTAGAATCAGTGCGCCAATATGGTCGTATGTGTGCTACTATTCTTTCTGGTACAAATTCCCAAGACGATATGATTAGTCATTTAGGCGTTGTTGGTCTTAACTGTGGACTTGATAATGCTGGTGGAAACCTTGTAAATAATACAGTTGATTTTAGCGCCAAATTATTCTGTGGGGTGTTCCAAGGCGGTAATGCCATACCATTAGGTGTTAATGGTGTACGTGGTTTAACTATAAATTTAGAATTAGCTTCAGATCAAATGGTCTTGGATGGTGCCGACGCTCCAGCTGGGACTGGTGCCTATTATGAATTAAGTGATGTTTCCCTTACCGCTGACCTTTTAATTCCTGATGCGCAGGGAATCCAGCAAATGACTGTAGCAGGAAACGGTGCTTTTAATTATAATTCATACAACAATTTATATAGTGTAATTAATGCGAGTGACGCAACTCAAACATATAACTTATCACAGAACAATGTATTAAATGTATTCCATAATTTCTTGCCAGTATCATGGGCAAATAACTATCAACAGGATTCATTTAACACTGGAATGTTAAAGAATACTGATAATGCTGGTGAATATGTCACAGATTGTATTTTAAATAAAGTGGCGTTTTCTCGTGGTGGTCTTCGTCTTGGTTTAGATTATGATTTAGAAGTTAACACACAGTCAGTAGAAGCAAGACCAGAAACTGGGGTTTTAATTAATGGATTAAACGCATTAAAACCACTTTATCAAATGACTAAAACACTTAACCAGAAACAACTTATAGGATATGGCGGAAATGATTTAAAACCATTCGCAAATACCGCTCAACCAGTACAGTTATTAGAAGAATCTGATGTAGGCGAAAGAAACTTTTTAGTTGGTATTGCTTTAGATAATGTTAGTAATGTTGGTATGAGTTTCAGGGGTCAGGCATACGCTACGAGAATCCAGTCAAATCTTGACGGCAAATCTCCAAATTCCGTGTATACTTATGTATTAAGCAGAAATACATTAACATATTCACCTCAAGGAATAATGGTAATGTCGTAATTTTTATATTAAGAACTTTTTTTAATAATTAATAAAATAAATATTATAAAATTAAAATATTTATTTTCTTTTATAATGATATAATATAGAATGTCTAAAAGTCAACCTTTACCAGCAATTTTAAACGTCCAAACTATTCCAGTTATGGATAATATGGAAATTCGAACTGAAGTATTAGATCCCATAACCGCTACACAGAATCAGGTAGTTTTCCAGATTCCAAAGACTGGAATACTTGATGGCGGATCCTTTGTCCAACTTGCCGTAGAAACTGCCGTTGCCACTACTGACGCCTTTCTTCCATTAAATACTGGCATTCATGCTTTAATAGAAAGTGTATTTTTAAAAGTAGGTTCTAAAGTTATTTCATCCAATACCGATTATGCTCATTATACAACCGCTATTAGACAGATGGAAACCCCAGAGCATAGAGCATTTGTTGACGCTATTAAATGTGGTGCCTCTGGAAATAGATGGGGGGGAACAGCGAATGGACGTATTGGATACCGTGATATGAACTATAGCGCTTTCGGTGGTGCCGATACCGCCGTAGAAACTGCCGTAGCCAGTCTTTATAAACCAACAAATGATGCCAGTACAACCCCAGTTTTCATGGTTCCATTATCTCAGTTAATTCCTATGATGAAAGCAAGACAGTTGCCATTATTCGCAATTAAAGAACATGTATATTTAGAAATTAATTTTAGACAGCAAGCAAATGGCGCTGGTAATATTGGCAAAATTGCCTGTTGGAAGGAAGGAACCACCGCCACCAATACCGCTATTGTTCCCTCATTAACTAATATTAAATTTAATTCTGACCATCTCTATTACAGTGATGCGCAAATGGAACAAACAAGCAAACAGATATTTAGCGCTAATGGTCTATCAGTTCTATATGAGGATATTATCACAACTAATGCGCAGGTAGAACCAGTTGGCGCCGTTCCTGCTGGATCAGTTGTAACCCAGAAAATAGAAAGACAAATCGCGGTTTCTGGTAAGACATGTAGAAGTATGATAATTACCGATAAACCAGTCGGCGAAACTCATAAATTACTTGGTGATTATTACAGTAAAGCGGATAGAGTCGCTGACGAAGTTAATTTTAGAATTAATGACCAGAGATTATATGATAGAAATTTAGTGTCATCATCGAGAAAATACGAGGAATTAAGTCAGGTTATGGGCAAACCTTTATTTGTACCAAATCAATTATATTCACTTGATAGTGACACTGATAAAAGCGTAGTTAATCAACCTTTTAATCAATCATCATTATATGTTGGTAAAATAGAAGACCACGCTATGCCTGATGGAACCAACACCGCCCCAGATGTTAAGAACGATTTAAGGGGAACTTCTCATTATGTTGGCGTGGATTTAACCACAACTGGATTTAATACATTAGGAAATGGTCAGAGAATAGGTGTAAAACCTATATTGCTTAATAAAGTGTATAATAGAGTTAATGGGGGTGAAGCGGGTAGAGAATTAAGGATTTTTACCTCAATAGAAAGTGTAATGGTAATGAGGCAGGGTGAAGTTTTAATTAGTGCTTAATTTCTTAAGAGTGTTCCATTTTGTAAATTTATTCCTATATAATTTCGCAATCTGGAACAAAGTATTTTCTTTTTTATTTAAATCTTTTGTTATATTATATAATTATAATATGGCAAAATATGTTGTTATAGAGTGTAATAGACAAAATTCACAATCAAATTATGGTAATTTAGATGAAAGTAGCGATATATATAAAAACCTATGGGTTAATAATGTTAGTAGTACAGGTATTCAGGTGGAAACTGGCGACACCATAGCATGTGTAAGCGCAGCTATTAACAACGTTGGCGCAAGTGATCAAGTCATGGAATTTATTGGAAATACACAACAAGGATATTTAGATAATAAAATAAAACTAAAAGCCGGTTATTATGTAAACCATACTGGCAGAAATACTGGAATGCTTCCGTATAGGGGTATGACCACCGTAGATAACGCCCTACCAGCAAACCCAGCAGGATATAGACAAAACAATTATAGGCGATTATTAGGAACCCCTAATTTACAGGATTATTCTACCGTATTACCTGACGACATTCAGACACCTTATTTAAACAAATTAAATATACCAAATGCTAATTTTCTATTTAGAATCGAACAAACTGGCATATCTGGTTTAAAATATAAAGTTGGGGATGTTTTAAATAATTGGACTGTCACAACTGGAACAGCGCCAAAAGCAGGAACAGGTTTAAGTATTAAAATAACCGAAATTACAAACGAAACCGCCGCTTCAGAAGGATTGCCTTCTAAATTCCAAATTCTTCAGGCAGGTACTAATTATTTGACAGGTGACGTATTAACAGACGCAACAACAGGTATAACACCAAACCCAACCCCAAAAATGATATTGAGTGTTAAAGCATATCCTAATGGGGGTGGGACTCCAGCAGCACCACTTATTAATTTTGCTACTACAAATTATGGTGGTCAACCTGATGGAAACCGTTATTTCTTTTCAGATGTTGATTATACTGGTTGTCTATCTAAATATGACGGTATGCCAAGTGATGTAAGTAATGACACCGAATTATTAAATACTGAATTTAATATTAGGAATTTTGATATAGATTTAGAAGTTCCAATAGGATTTAATACGCCAGATAATATAGGGGGAATTTTAACTGATATTTTACACAAACCACGCCGCTATAATGGTTTGAGTGACATCTCAACTGACTGGAAATATATTAACCCAAATAATGTAGAAGTGGCAAGTAGAAATATACAAGATACTAATTTTACTGGTAGACCTAATATTTTACAAACACCAACATGGCAACCTATAGCTTGTAATGGTAATGGGTTAGTTGTATCAACTAACACGAATAACACTTTAACTGGTGCGCTCCATGCTTTTCATTCTATGACAGCATGGGAAAAACCAGATAGATTAAAATGGTTAGGACAATTTAATTCATTCTATTATGGTTTACATGATACAGATCCAAAAAACGAAGTATTTACAGGAAGAGTATCAAGTTATATACAAAATGTAGGGGATTTTGGCGATCAAGAATTAGGCGAATATACAATTATACCACGTTTATTAAATCAATTAGTTTTTTCTTCATCACCCACACCACAACAACCAGCATTACCATATACATATTATAATGATAATTATAGTTGTTCATTACAACAGGGTGCTTTTATTGTTTCCACTATTTTTTATACTGAGGAAATGGTTAAAAAAATTGCTGATATATTACACAATACAGAGGAATATTACGGTGATAGGTCACAGGCAATAGATGAATTATCAACTGATTATAATAATAATTTAGCGTGTATGTTAGATTTGGGGAAATATTGTGATACACAAAGCCAAGGGTTTCCTGTTTATAATCCACCTGTTTCCAGTACCGATCCAACTTTAATATATAATCAACGGTCAAGGTACGCTTCTTCTAATTTAGAGCGAACTATGGGATTTGTGACAGGATTACAAACACCAGAAACAGCAACAAACGG